ATATTGAGAGTATATCTACCCTCTTTAAGATGCTCCTGCTCCCATTCGAGATCCAGACCCTTCTTCTGTGTGTAAAGGTCGTTTAGATGTTGCATCATGTTCTCCATCGATAACCTCCTCATAGGTTATTCTTTTAATCTTGGGATCCATCATTTCTCCAAGATATTCCCACTTTATATCGCCTTTTCCTAGTTTGTCAACTATGGCATTTTCAATATCTAGAGGAGTTTCGATGCAACTTATAACAAAGTCGGCTCGATATTGATATGCATAAATTTGTACTCTGAATTGTTGTGGGGACATTTTCTCTGTCTATACATGGAATAAGGCGGGATTGTGTCCCGCCTTAAATTATTTAGATTACGCTCCTGGTGATCCGAAGATACCTCTAGGGTCTGAGAATCCAAAAGAATATCTCTCTCTAGCTTTGTATCTTACGTTTCCAGTTTCGAAGTCACCTTCCATTG